ATAATGACCTGATCGTTCTCCGACTTGGAACGAGTTACTGCACGGTTCGGGATAGCGGTAGCTGAGACATTGATAGTTAAGAGGTGTTCCCGATAAGTAAGAGCGCAGTTGGGGTCACGACAGGATGCTGGATGAGTCATCTACTCGTACACCCCGTGGCTCCTGAGGATGCAACCGCCCGAAGCACCGCAAGCCTCAGTACGCACCCTAAGGGCAGTCCCGTGGACTTGGACCTGGATAGTGGTGTGGTCGGTAGCTCCCGTTAAGAAGCACCACGGCGCAGGGTTAAAGATAGCAGCCCCCAAGCTACACGCTTGTGTATGTGTATGCCCGCTGTGAGCCGTAGTCACATCGAACGTGGAGTAGATCGAGCAACCATCACTAATGAACTTCCACTGAGCGAAGCCGTCGCCGAAGTTCCCGTAGATGGTGCTGTGGGTACATGCATCGCTCTGTGTATACCACTGTCCTGGTGGCAAGTAATGGGCACCGGCCTGTGGGGCATAAGCCACTAGCCCAAGGAACAGGCTAAGCGCCATAAGGATAGATGCGATAACCTTCATGTGATAAACGCTCCATATCCGGCAGCAGTAAGGTCTGTTGCCTGTTGATCAGTGATAGGGTATGAGGCTCCACCAATGTATACCTCTGTAGCATTGGCAAGAGACTCATTGGGATCGTCAGTCGTATCAGCAATCACCTGCCCATCATAGAAGGTACGGTAGAACGCACCACCATGATAAGGGTACTGGGTCTGATGGTACGTGCCTGTAGGATCACGCCACACTGTAATGCCCACATCATAGTTACCGTACACCCTCCACAGAGGATGGCTAGTACCACCGATAGGTGCAGGACCAGTCTCAGTAGGTGGAGTGAACGTAGGCATGATTACGGTACGTTGGAGATGTCCACAGGGCAGAAGTCGACAGCCACAAGCCGAGGTGCAGAAAGCTCAGTGGCAAGGAAGACACTGTTAAGAACACCAGTTGACGATTGGTATACCTCAACAATGCCACCGACATTAGGCCCAGGTATTTGTCCACCATTGATCGGCTGTTCACATGTCTGAATATGCATAAGTGGATCAGCAGCAGCAACAGCACCAACAACCGTAGTACCAGCCGCAAAGTTGAAGACACCATCCATAAAGCGGAAACGGATACCCCTAAGACCAGTAGCGTTGTTGGCCCAAGCAACCTCAGCAACAGCTGCAAGTCCACTACCAATCTTCTCGAAGGTGACGTTAGCCTGACGGACAATGTTACCGGTGTTCATGGTGCCAGTGCCGAGAGTACAACCGGTGAAAGAGTTGGAAGTAACGCCGGTGTACTTAACGACAGTATCTGCGCCGCCAAGTGTCGTAGCCCGGATAACTAGATAGCCAGCAGTAGCGAAGCCGGTAGTGGAGACGACGTTAATTGTTGCCTGGGGAAGAGCCGCAGCGTCAGAGCCAGCAGCAATAGTAGTCTGTGCTGCAGTGAATGCCTGGACATCTGTCGGGCGTGCAAACAGACCCCAACGCTTACTAGGAATATCTTCACCAAGAGTAGAGATAGCACGGTTCCACGGCAGCGGAGTCCACACAGCATTAGGAATAGCCACGCTGACATCATGCTGCCAGAAGATTAGGTCCTGCTCGGCTGTAGCTGTCTTCTGTAGGTTCTGAGGCCCTACAACTGTAGTACTGAGTACCTTGCCCAAAGTCACTCCCTATGAAAGTGGGCCAGGGCCAATTAGACCCTGGCCCATCAGCCTGACGTTAACGATTGTGGAAGTTAAGTAAGTAGGTGACTTACTTAACCATAGTGGTAGTAACCTCGATACGACGGATCGCCTGCTCACGGAAGCGCCCGAAGCCGCCCAGCCAGTACCACCCGACCGGCACGAACCGGCGCAGCTTGTCAGTAACCTCGCCGAGAATAACGTTCGGCATAGGCCCGGAGACAAGAGTAGACCACGTCTTAGCAAGAGCCTGGTTACCCAGGATCAAGACGGGAGTCACGTCGAAGTTGCCGGAAGCACCACCGGCAGCACCGCCGTCGACGAAGCCGCCAGGACCACCCTGAGCAGTAGCAAGGTTAGCCGCAGAGAGACGTGGAGTCTCAATCCAAGACACACCCTCAAAGGCACCCGTCTCACCATTCCAAATCTGCTCGGGCTGAGAGTAGGTGTGAGGGTCACGCCAGTTGGCGAAGGCGTTGGATTCCCTGAGGTCAACGAACACCTCAGGGGCAGCGAAGCCCTTGTAGTACCCGTTCATGATGCGCTGGACGTTGTCCGTAGACAAGTTAGCAACACGCCTACGGATGTCACCGGCAGTGAACAGGTTAGTGGCGTTCAGGGTGTTACGGGGACCAGCACCAGCGGAACCGAAGTACACGTTGGAGCCAGCCACCAGGACATTACGGGCGAGGCTGTCGAAGCTAATACCGGCATTGAAGCCGACGATGTTAGCCACATCCTCACTAACCATGAGGAAGGACAGACCACGCACTCGGGCCGTGGTGATCGCAGCGTTGCCGTACTCACTAAGGGCAACAGTTACGATGTTGTCCGACACTGCAACGGCATCCACATCCGCAGTCTCAGTCAGGACCGAAACCTTGGGGGCAAGGTCGTTGTAGATGTTGAACTGGACAGTAGCCCCACGATGAGACTGAGCCACAGGCTTAATCGACGCACATGCATCGAAGTAAAGCTCATCACGAAGCTGGAAGTAGGCGAACTGCTCGTAAGCAGTAGTCACCTGGTTGGCGAGTGTAGTTGCGGTGGTGAAGACATCACCCATTACTAGTAACCCTCCGATCTAGGTGGTGATGGCTACAACCTATGGAACATCCCACTCATGGATCATCTTGTGCCGGGGGCCCTTAGTACGGATCAAATCACGGAGTTCCTCGGGGCTATCAGCCTTCCTCATCTCCGTCTCAAAGTCCGTGCCAACCCGGTTAGATGCTGACTCTCGTCTGGCCTGGTCGATAAGCGCCCATGCGGTCATCTCATCGCCCTCATCCTCAGTAGAACCATTACCGTTAGCAGGAGGAGTAGGAGGAGTAGTGCTGTCACCGGGAGGCGGGGGTGGCGGAGTGGACTCAAGTGCATAGCCCAGTTCCTTAGCCACATCCTTAGCAGCATCAGCACTAAAGTCTGTACCGTCTTCCGCTAGTTCACGGAGGATTGTACGACGCTGACGCTTGGACAGATGACCTAGCCCTGCTTCCCTGATCTGCTCATCCTGCTCCAAAGCAGAGAGACGGGCTGCTAGCTCATCCCTCTCCTTCTGCAGCTTGTCCCGCTGGTTACGAAGATCACCAGGATTATCTTGAGTGGTAGTGTCGGTTGTATCAGCCAAAGTCTCTCCATGTCCTTACTCACTGCTTATGGAGGCTCGCAGTGGAGGTTGATGTTGATACGAACCTAGATATGAACTCGGAGGGTTCTAGCTCTAGGTAGCTGACGGGAGTATGCCTTGTAGAGGATGCGCCTGTCTAGCTCTCTGCTGCTCCCACAGCGAATCCCCCTTCACCTGCAGCGAAGCCACCCGAGCCTTCAAACTCAGCTAGACGGCTACGGATACGCCCCTCTATCTTCTGAGCGGCAACTACGTCACCTGCAAGGAATTCGACTTGATCTTCCTCAGTGATGACGTCTTCGCTTAGGGCGAACGGCTTGAGTGCCTCACCCATACGGGCAAGTTCCCCGAAGCCCACCATTGACTGCTCCCGGGTCATCCCGGTTTCCTGCAGCCGTTGTGCTTGGATTTGTGACAGCTGGCCCCAGCCGGTACGCATAGCCGCACCAGCAATCTGTGCCTGTCGGAAGGAATTCTGCAGCTTGCCGTACTCTTCCTTCGGGTTCATGAAGTACAGCATGATGTCGCCCGACTGGACGTTGGACATCCGCATAAGTTCTGCGATTGTCTCATCGTCGGATTCATACATGGCTTCTGCTGCTAGATCGAATCTGCCCTGTGCCTCAACATTAGAGACCTCATTGCCGATCATTTGATCGACCAAGTCCTTCTCCAACGTCATGCCCCACATCGCTGCTTGGGCATGGATAGCACGTTCGTAAGCCAGGTACTCTTCCACAGAGATAGGTGGACGCTTGTTGGCTTCCAACATGAACATCCCGGCGAAGCGCTTCTGGAACTCGGGGCGCTTGTACAACTCGATTACAAACTGCTCTTGTGACCAGTCGTTGATGATGGCCTCATGTGCCCAGTCAGACAGAGACTCTAGCCCGTATTGGCGCAGGATTTCGTTCAGGTAGATGCCCCGTGTATCAGCCATTATGCACGCTGCCCAAAGGTGGTGAGGAGGTTATTGACCATGCCGGATTCAAGCTGATGGCCACGTGAAGTATCCCAGAACCTGTCATCCCGGCGTGCTAAGACCTTAGATTCGTAGAGGCTTGCACCCCTCATAAGGCCAGTCTCAGGGTCACGGTGCCCAACAATGCTTTGTACTGTCGGGGAGAACACGTCGATTTGACTAGGATCAATCTCCCACTCTTCCGCTACAGTCTGTAGATGAGGAGAGAAGATTTCACGCACCGTCTTACCCTGAGCTAGAGGTGCCTCCAACCACGGATACATGGAGGTTGCTTGTGCCCGGAACTCTGACTCAAGCTGATTGGCGTCCTTGTACCCCATAGCGAGGTCTACGGCATCTTCGTATATGTTCCACGTCGGCATCTGGAAGAAATACTCGCCACGTGCCCGGGTGCCCACTTCATGCATGGCCCCATATACAGACCCGGCAGCGAGACGGGATGGAGACTGAGACATCAGCCAGTTACGCATCCCGATACGGAACTCAGGGCTATCCACAGGGATGCCACGTTGCAAGTTCCACTCGATCATGAACGCAGACTCGGGGTCCTGTAGAGGTACGCCAAGCTTCTGCGTAAGGTCGTACAGCCCGAGCCAGTACAGGTCCCGCCTACCCTTAGCCTCCCCAGGATCGGTATTGACAAGAATCTCCCACTCCCTCTGTGCTGCCGAACGTGACCTAAACCAGTTCGTATTCATTAGCTCGGACTGGAAGCGGAGTTGAGAGTAGGGTTCCGATGGGTTGACTGCCCGAGACAGTAACCCACCTACCTCAGGATCGTTAAGGAGGAAGGAGAAGAAAGGGTACTGCTGAGCTATGAGTTGAGCGGTGCTCTCAGCCATGACTAGTACCAGTTGTTCCTCATGTGGAAGTTCAAGGCGTTACGAGGATTGCCATAGCGGGCCTTGATGTACGTTAGCCCCGCCATGATTTGCTGCATCGGGTTGGTTGTCTTACTGATCCCAGTTCCCTTCCACGTACCGTTAAGGAACTGTGCGATCCCGAATGCAGTAGAGGTAGGGTTCTGAGCAAGTGGGTCCCATGTGACACGGTTAGAACCTGCAGCCGGGTCCCCTGACTCCTTATTCCATAGCCACACTAGAGCCGGATAGTCCGACTCATCGAACCCGAACTGCCCGAACAGTGACCTAGCGTATTGGCCTAACCCTTCCTTATCGCCACCCACTCCATAGTTGACTTGCATCTGATCCGGAGACATGCCCGGCTCAATCTGCGGGAGTTGGTACTGGGTAGGAGATAGAGGAGAGGTTTGCCTTGCTCCCTGCTCAGGGATTTCGGGAGAGAGAGGGTCAACAGTGGACTGTACTGCGTCTGCTGTCGGCTGGATGTACTGTTGCGCCATGTCGGTTGTAGGCCCAGCGAACTGTTGGGCACCCGAGCTAAACATGTCCCCACCCACGATGGACATGATGGAGGACATACGGTTGGCCAGCACTTCCTCGGGAGAGGCCGGCTTGCCCATCCCCATATAGTTGAGGTTATACTGCACTCCGCTACCCATAGCCGGGTCTACGCCACTGCCCACATTCTCGCCTAGCTGACCATGCCACGGCTCATCGCCCATCGGGAAGATAAGGCCATACTTACGGCCAAGTTCCTGGGCAAGGCGAAGGTCACCGGAGAAGTCAATAGCCCGACCATGATTGTGCTGTGACCGACCAGGGGGAGCGACACGTGGAGCATCATACTGACCCTTACGCCACAGATCGTAGATACGGGACTGCTGCTCAATGCTGCGCCAGCCTGAGCCTATGCTTACCCTTCCCCCTGACTCTGCAACAATACGCAGAGCGATTTGTTGCAGGATTGGGTCTAGGTTGTCGAACCCCTCATTACCCGGTCCAAGGCCCATTATCTACCGATCCCCCATGCCGGTGACGCCAACATAGACATAGCTTCCGACATGTAGTTGAGGCCCCGGTACCCCGCCACCTCTTCCGGCTTCTGCTCCTCTATGCCTGCCGTGAGGAACGCCTCAACACTCGGGATGTCAACAACACTGCCACCAGTAAGCTGCTTATCGTAGGCTTCCTGCTGACGTTGCTGCTCCATTTGGTTGTAGGCTGCCGTGAAGTTCTGGACCTCATCTTGGGATAGGGCTTTGCCCAAGAGGTTCATAGAGATTTCACGGGCCAGGACGTTGATAGTCCGGGGGTCCGTTGTCCGCATAACTAGTGGCTCACGTTGCGGGGTTTGGGCCATAGAGACAAGGTTGCCGTTCTCGTCAATACGCATCCGGCCGGACTGGGCTTGTGGACCCCCACCACCCTGAATCTGTGAGCGAAGATGGGCTAGGGCTGACTGCCACGTCTGGCCGTGCTGGTTAGCGTAAGCAAGTAGACGACGGAAGGCTGTGGCTGTCTCCTCGCCCCAGTCCCCCGTTACGATGCTGGCATTACCATCGTATAGACCTACGAACGCCAGCTTGGCTTGCAGGTCCTTGATGATGTTGCTGTTCATGTTGGCCGGGGCATACTCATCATCCTGTCGGTAACGAGGCCCCTGTAGAGCGGCTGCCTGTGCCTGCCCTGCGAACTGTGGGAGGTTCTTACGGGTGTAAGAGTAGCCGTGCGGGTAGTACCGGGAGGTTTGCTGACGGGATACAGAAGCAGCGAACCCTTCACTTACACCGATAGGAGGAGGACGTTGCGGGCCGGTGCCACCTCCACCACCCGACTCAGCAATGATGTCATCATAGGCATCATCAAAGCCTACAGGAGTGGTTGTACCAGTGGTAGTGGTCCCACCCGGGCTTGGCTGCCGGGGTGAGTAGTATCGTCTTCCGCCTCCGTAATCTACGGGCATGTTTATTCCTTGATCAGTTCTCGACTAAACACGTGTTCCCATAGTGGCCTAAAGGCCGGGTTCTCGTCAATAAGGGCCTGGGCTTGTGAACGAAGCACTTCACGTATCGGGCGAGTGGCCTTGGACTTCGTGAAGCCCTTTGTCTGACTATCAATAACACCCTCGTCAGCGAGCCGGTCCACCAGCTGATCGGCCTCACGACGCAGTTCAAGATACTGTGTAAGAGCGGGACCAGCCGGGGTACGAAGAATGGCCTCATCCGTAGCTGCCTGTTCCAACTGCTTAACCATGTCTTCGACTTCGGGCTTCTCCACAATGCCGGTAACAGCAGACGGGTACTCAGTGTCGATTAGCTCTGTGATATCTTCCCAGGCATTGCGCTGTTGCTGATTCATCTCGGAGTAGTTAGCCACGCCCATGTCCTGCATAGCCTTAGAGCGCCAGTAGCGGTTAAGCCAGTCGCTCAACATGGCTGTGTGCTGGCGGGCGGTGAGAGCCTGCCTATCCCCGGAATGGAACTGGTTGGAGTACACCTCTATGTTGAACTCACCTTCCGGGGCGAACAGTGCATAGATGAGTGGGTACTTGCCCTTGATGTCCGGGTTCTCATTAAGCCACGCCTGGCCCTCTAGAGAATCAGGGAAGCCCGGGATAGATACGGCAGACGATGCGACAAGTGCCCCGATAGCCTCAACCCCATACTTATCCACAAACTTCTGGACAGAGGTATCAAAGTCCTCTTCATCGCTATTGTGGAACTCTTCGGCTAGGGCAATAGCGGAGAGACGGGTGCCCGACTTGTCATCTACATACCAGTCGAGTGACGGGGCAGCAGGTGCAAAGAACTGGGCAATAGCACGGATGCCGTACGTCTTCTTAGCAGCATCCCGAGCATCCTGCCACAAGCGGGTCTGCTCAGAGGGAGTCATGCCGTACTCACCTGTGGAGAACAGGTAATCTACATGCTGACCTACATGGTTCTCCCACAGACGGTTGTCGTCAACACTCCGGAACCCTGCAAGCGAGAAGGCCGTCTTCATCCACCCGGGCATGTAAGTCTTCGGGTTGATGATGTCCATACCCTCAGGTGCGCCGTAAGGGAGCAGGAACTCGTTAAGGCTCTCATACTCGGGCTTGTCCTTGAGTAGCCAAGCAGCCGGGATTTGAGCTACCGGACCCAGGCCAGGCATAATCTCACCGAACATGGAGAGACCTTGTACACGACCCTCCATTTCTATAGGTGTCCCGGTAAGTGCCTGGGTTAGCGCACCCGAGAATGGGTAGGTGAAGGCTAGCTCCCCGAACCTGTTCTCATGGAAGAACCCGCTGTTGATGCTACCCTCAATGATCTGCTGACCACGACGAAGAGGCTTGCCGCCCGACTCGCCCATGATGCGGCCCCAGGTAGTAAGCACCTCCCACCAGGCATCACCGAACGGGATGAAGTTACGGGCAATGTCGAACACCTGGCGACGCTCAGAGTAGGAGTACAGGAGCTTCTGCGTCCTGTCCATCGCCTTACCCTTAGCGATAATGTCCATCTCATCAAGGTTCATCTTGCCGGCTTTCTTAGTGCTGGCAAGATGGCGCATGTGCTTGATAGTACGGTTGGGTACACGCAGTTCCTCAGCCTTAGCGATAAGTTCATCTCTAGGCCGGGTAACCTTCCCTGTCACCGCATCCACAATCTCATCGGCGCCAAACTGGATCATATCGGATAGCTCACGAGCGTAGTGCTGCTTGTACACCTGGGACCTAGCTAAGATGTTCTCCGTGTATGACATGGCGCCGTAGAGGAGGTTCTGTACAACCCAACGCTTAAGGGTGGGATAGTCGGACTTGCCCCGGGTGCTAGCAACCTTCTGGCCCACAACCCTCTTAGGAAGATCATCCATGTAGGAAGATAGAAGCTTAGTGAACTCGGGGTTCACCTCAGGGTTGCCTGTGAAGTGGGGATCACCACCACGATAGATCGAATGTGTTTCCCCGGCATCGTCAGTCCACTCACCGTTACGGATGATGTCGAACAAGTCTGTGTTGCCGCTAGTGTGGATGTCGAACCGCAAGTCTATGTCGTCAAAGAACTTGCGAATCTGCTCGGGCGTCTCCATGTTCCCAGGGAATGCCTCCTGGTACTCATGAAGATACTCACGCCCCTCCTTCTTAGTGAACCACTCCATAGCCTCATCAAGGCTATCGGCCTGCATCCACTTAGAGTAGACGGGGTCATAGTGGAACTTGAGTAGCTGCCTAGCCACAGCATGCCGGTACTCTGCATCATGACCCCGACCTTTCTCATAAAGGGTGGTATCAGTGACGTGTTGGGTAGCACCAGGCCTATGCGCCCAGTTATGGATATTGGAAAGGCTGTTCTCGAACTCCCTAACTTCCTTCCACTCCCTACCCTTAATGTCGGTCGGGACACGGGGTTCGACGCCGAAGTGCTTCTTGGAGAACATGAACCCCAAAGCCTCTAGCGGGTGCCCGGAGAACAGACTATCCATACCGCTAGCAGCGATACGGATTTGCCCCTCGCCCAGCACACGTACAAGCCAAGCTGCACGGAACAGTGCAAGAGGCTTCCACACTTCCTGCATGAAGTAGTCCACAGCCGCACCAGGAAGTTCTAGTACCGGCTTGACAGGCCCATCAGGAAGCTTCTGTAGAAGGTGGGGGTAGCGGGATGTCAGTTCACGAAGCTTACGAGCATCGGGCAGCGGCATCCAATCCTCGATAAGTTCGATCATGGCATGCGGGCCGCCAACAAGCGTCTTCTCGCCGTTAGCTAAGACGTGCTCCCAAGTGGGAACCTCAACCCCCAACTCATCTACAAGGCCCCTCCACATCTCATTGAAAGACGTCTTATAAAGCCTAAGCATCTCATTGGCTACATCAGGGTCGATGTCATAGTGGGCGAGTAGAGAGTTAGGCCCCTGTCCGAACACTTCCATCACAGCGTTACGGCGCCCTGACTTAGTACGGGCAGCAGCAAGCTTGTTGAACGCTTCCTCGACCGCTTCCTCAGGTGCGTCCACATTACGGAAATGCCGGGAAATCTCGTTCACAACCTGCTTAGGGTCGGTGAGATGTAGACCAATGCCCGGCATCTTGTCAAAGAGTTTAGACCTAGGCATACGGGACTTCACTGCTTGAGACAGTCCATGACCCCACGACTGGGTAAGGTCGGCTACCTCACGAATCTTGCCCGTGTTGATAGCGTCATCCAAGATGGCACGTGTCTCAGCGGTAGTGCCTGTCTTAGCGATATCGTCGTACAAGGCCGGGTCATGTAGGAAGTCCATGCCCTGACGACTAAGCTTCTTGCCCACCTGGTAAGCAGAAGTCGTGGTGGTAAGGTCCTCAATAGCCCTTGCGCCACGTGGAGAGTCAAACACCTTCTGTGCGGTGTTGAAGTCCACAGTGGGCTTACGACCTAGGCGACCCAGTAGACCAGCCGCAGCAGCAGGGTCTATTACCTGCTCGGCCTCAAAGAGCTTGGATGCCTGACGTGCTCGACCTGCCTGCCCCAAACCGGCAGACGTAGGGTCAGCCAACTGTATAGAGAAGTCCACGAACCCGGACATGACGTCGAACGGAACTGAATCGGGTTCCGTAATGGACGAGGCAATCCACCTACCCCAGGTGATGTTATGTCCACCGATTTGTCCGGCCTCTGCTTCACGTGCAACACGCTCCCTAGCTACCTGGGATGTGGGAGACACAAAGAAGCCTGACCCAGTGTCCACGTTACGGGGGTCCTCGACAAGCTGCTCCAAAGCAATGCCGATGTCTGTGGCCTCACCACCCCACTTCATCTCCTCGGGGGCAGGTGCGAAGAGGGACCCGAGGCCCTTATCCTGTACCTCATCTACAGCGATCTTGATGTTACGGCCAAAGCTCTGAAACTCTTGGATCGGGTAGTTGGCAACCATACCCGCAGTACGTAGGGTTGGTTGGGCTGCCTGATACACCGGCTCTACAACACTCTCCACACCCTCAATAGCCTTACCCAGGAACGGGACACTGCCGGCCATCTCAATAGGAGCGTTACGAATCGCACCCTGAATGTCGGCCTGAGTAAGACGTTCCGTGGCACCAGTCTTAGGATGAAACTGGAACCAGTCCCCACTGTCATCCATGAAAGGGATGGGCCTGTTGTTACCCTGGCTATCCCGGACAAGGTTGAGGAGACGACGGAACATATGGTCTGCTTGACGATCGTCCTCAGACTCATACTCCCAAACTGCCTTGCCATTCTCCCTGCCTTTGTACACCTTGCCCCGGGTAGTGCGGACAATGTTGCCGTCCCCATCCACCATCCCGGCAGCCTTAAATTCGGCCAGAGGATCATCTCGACCCTCAGGTACACGGTTGTTGCTAGGGAGATAGTCAGGAGCGTCTACAGAATGGTTGGGCTGGCCAGGGTTCTGATAGCTGGCACGTTGCCGGGTACCTCTACCTACACGCCCAGTTGCATAACCTTCTGCTAGCGATGCCGCAGCGACCCTTACCATGTCCGGGTTGTTGGGGTAGTACCCGGCCATTGATGCTGCACGGATCACACCCGGTTGCATCCACGGGTAGTCTCGTGCGTAATTAGCATAGAGAGCAGCAGAAGTTGGGGTAAACCTAGCTGCCTGCGCACGGGCATTGCGCTGTCGGAACATGAAAGACTCAATGTTCCTGATCTCATTGAATGGGTTTACAAGGCTCGGGTCACTGGGCATCAGGGCATCAGAACTGTAAGGTATCCTCTAGGAAGGCCATGAAGCGACGAATGTCGGGGTTCGGATACTCAAGGTAGAGGGAATGCAGGATTGCTAGCTCTGGCGAATCCGGCCGCATGATAGATAGTGCTTCCGGACCTACACCCGGACCTACAGGTAGACCTGCAGTCACAGGCTCATTAGGGTTAGCAGTCGGGTCAGTAAGGCCGGGGATACTGCCCGGTGCGATAGCTGCCGGTGGAGCACCACCTCCCGAGGCGGCTGGGGTTGATGAGGCCCCACCGGCAGTAGGTTGGACCTGCAGCGCACGATTCTGTGCAGCCGCTTGTCCATAAGCTTGTCCAGTCGGCACGTTACCCGCAGTGATACGTGGACCAGGGGTCGCTAGATCACTTCTGTTAGGGAAGCGGCCACCTACACCACCTTGCCTAGGACCTCCACGGTTATCGCCCATGACTAGTAGCCGCCGCCACCCTCAGACTTAGGCGCACCCGTAAGCCTACGCTTATTCTCAGCAGGCATAGGGGTGTGCTTAATCGGAGCCTTCATGGCACCAGGAACGGTGGCATGAGGCGGCGTATGGCGGGGAACACCCGGAACCGGACGACTGCCTGTAGGCGTCTTAGTATGCGACTCACCACCACTAGTGGTACCGCCGTGGGGATCAGTGTCCCAACGATTACCCTTACCACTAGGGATACCAGGAGTGGGACGCTTGCCTTCGCTAGGGGACTTACCCATTATGATGCTCCTTGTCTATGTCGCTGAGCCTGTTGTGTAGTACCTAGTGAACCTAGAAGTTGAGTGTAGTGGGCTAGTGAATCCGGGGGCTTCGGGATAGTGGATGACGCTTGCGGAGTACCAGCCGCTCCCGGTGTGGATGTACCAGGTTGTGACTGAACAGTGGGCGGGGCTTGAGCGGCCATCCGTTCGGCCTCTGCTTGCTGTTCCTTCTGTACTGTCTCCTCAACCTTACCCCAAGCTCTAAGTAGCTCTGTACCCTTCTCTAGCTCCGCATCTAGCATAACGAGGTGACGAGGCTGGATACCCGCATTTGGATCGGGGGATGCAGACAGTTGCTGCACCATAGCCTTGAACGCCCGCTTGATGGCCTCCCTATCCATACGCTGAAGCTCGGTAGCCTTGTCCTTAATGAGGGGATCAAGGTCCATGAAGCCTTCGATGGACATAGTCTCCATCTGGACACGCTGACCACCCTCGACGGGAAGGTTGGAAAGGTCTGATCCTGCGAGCGGGTACTCGACGATGTGGCCGTCAGTCTCCCAAACCTCCTCGGGGGTGTAGGAGATGTTGCCCACATAACCCCGGGTCTCAATGAAGAAGGTCTTGGGGTGATTAAAGTAAGCCTTGTCGATAGCGATAGCGACCTTGTTCTCTTCCTTAAGCGACCTAGCAAACCGCATCTGTGCCTGGCCCACAGTGTGATCGATAGTGGCAGACATAACCTGGCCACCACGCCGGCCCGAGATGTGCGTACGCTGAGAACCCAGCATCTCCATAGGGATACCAGCATCCTTGCGCTCACCTTCCTCCATCTGATTGATGACCTCTAGGGTACGGAAGGAAGGGTCTAGGCTGCCCTGATTCATCTTGCCGTTAGCGATGATGCCGGGGATGCCCCGGTAAGGGTCGGGGTCCTGCACGATTTCGGGTTCCTCAGGGCTGTTAGGGAAGCCCTCAATCCACGGTGTCGGCCACACAGACTTACGCTGGGCAATCACCATAAGCGTCATCATGGCGGCACGAGCCTGGTACATACCGACTATGCCGTCGAAATGACCAAGTTGCTCGTCAAGGCAGATTCGCCCCGGGCAAATAGTGAGGGGACGACCAGTAAGATTACGGGAGGCGGTGAGTCGGGTGGCTCCACGGACGTCAGGATGTCCGCGCCGGTATGCATAGGGATCTGTGCTATGTCCACAGAGGACAAGCTGGACCTCATGCTCGTCAATGTACTCAAGCATCTCAAACTCGATACCGAAGTTCTTGACATCGTTATCCCAGTTCCAGTTAGGCGGCTTACGTACCTCGCCCAGGGTTTCGTAGTCAAAGAGTTGTAGGAGTTCCTGGTAACTCATGACTGTGACAGAGATAGAGGACAAGGGCACGATGTCGTCAAAGCTGCCCGGGGGCATGAACGTTTCCAATGGGCGTCTGACATCCCACTTAGGACGACGGGTCTTAGGATCAGGCTTAACAGTGACCGGGGACATAGCCCATGACAAGAAGTGGCGTGCCCGCTTACCCCTGATCGCATACATGTCGTTCTCTTCGTGCCAACCTGCGCTGATACGAGAGCGGTTCAATGCACGCTTGTCCGCTTGGAGTTTACCCGGGTCAGTGCTGGGCCAATGATGCATCGGCTCCACTTCTGCAATCCGGTCTGCAAGGTTGTCCTGCGCCCGGAGAGCAATGTTCGCAACGAGACTCTGTTCCTCTGTAGTGAGTTCGGGGAGAGGAACCTCCATCTCGTTGTTCATAAGCCTCTGCATGGCACGCATACGGGCGATGTCTTTCCCGTAGTACGTCTGCCACGTGTTGTAGAGTTCTAGGATTTCCTCGGGGTCCCGGTATAACTCGTTCATGCGTAAGATGGCTCCCTGTTAAGCCACTTGGGCATATCCTTGTGGATACTCACACCAAGCCTCATCCTCTTAACGATGTGTTGTAGCTGGTACTCAAGGAACCAATGTGCCATGACACAGTCATCGTACATTGCGTCCGGGTAGCGGGTCACCTGTAGATAAAGAGGTTCAGCTACATAGCGACCTTGCCGATTGCCGGGGAGCCTAACACGGCCCCACTCGTATTGGCTACGTATGGTTGTGACACCCAGCTTAGAATCCAGTTTATTGATATGGGTATGGTGAGACTTAAGCTTAATCTGATGATTGCCCATCCATCGCTTGAACCACTGATACTGCTGCATGAACTTCTGGGCAGCGTTAACCTCTAGGATAAAGTGACTGATAGGGACCTTCATAGTCCTAGCACGGATTTCCCAGTCTACAAGTAGACCTTCCCAAGCGTTGTTGTCAGTGTTGAAATCAAGAAGGTCGTTAGCACCCATTGGAGTGAAGACCTGGTCGATGAGGTAGCGGTTCCCCATGAGACGCTCTTGATTAGGTAGCTGAACGTACAGCCACCATTGCACTGCCCAGAACTTAGTAGGAGAGGGATCGGCTGTGACTATGCTAAGTACTTGGGTCTTCTTAGGCAGGTCACCGAAGACTGTGGGTAGCTCACCTGGCCCCCGGTCTTCATCCCAGCAACCCATGTACTCATGCCCTTCGTACTGTCCACCATCAATCATGAAGGCGGGCACAAGGGCATCATCCGGGTCAACGTCTTCCTGCTGATAGACCACCTTAAAGTTGGACTGTGGCCTATTCATTAGGGTGCGTAGATCACGCCACGGGAGACGTACCGGATCGAGCAGGCACGGGGCATGGCCTCGCTCGTTAAGAGGGTTCTTGGGATCGTATGCCGGGGCCTTACGACTGTGTACATGCTTGTCGATAGCAGCATCGCACAGTTCAGAGTAGTGGGCCTTGTAGACGATGTGGAAGTACTTGCGCTCCGTAGGTTCCTGTTCTTCGCCTAGCTCGAACAGTTCCAGGTCATCATCATCGGCATAGGTACGCTTGGCCAAGTTGTAGTGGTAGATGTCATCGGCACCTAGCCTCTGCCCCTGCAGGATGAGTAGCCCACCAGGCTCTAGACGGGTTTCGGCTTCGTCGTCGTACCAGTCGTAGAACTTCTGCAGCTTCTCGGCCTTGTTATCGCCAAGCATGTCCTGTCGTCTGAACAGGTCGTCCCACACAATGATGTGGACACGGTAGCCGAGGAACCCGGTGTCCTTACCGAATGCCGCCCATGTGGCTTCCTTCTCGTCTGTGGAGATTTCTCCGTGCTGTGCGACAGTGAATGCTGTCCTAGTCCACGGGGCACCTAGAGCGGGATCAGGACGGAAGAGGCCATAGTCAGCTTGTAGGGTTGACTGAGCGTCAAAGGCTAGGTGTAGTGCTAGGTCTTCTTCCTTGGCCTGCATGGGGATGGTTCGGGTGAAGGAGTTCCGGAGCCGCCCGGTGTAGTTGCCGGCCATAGATTGCGTCGAGGACCCGATGAAGCCTCTGAGCGTTCGACTGATGCATGTTAGCCATGCGGGGATGTCATGTGTGAACAGGGTTGACTTGCCGCCACCCGGGGGAGCGTTGACTACACCAAATTCTTTATAGGGAGTCCAGAGCCGTGCTTTGACTTGGTTGGCTGCATCTTCTTGCCAGGGACTAGATATACGCCCGAACTGGCGGTGCCGGAACCTTCCGAAGTCACTTAGGCAGTCGAGAGCGACAGGGCTCAGTTCATCTTTGCGCAGGGGGCGTAGTTCGCTGTTGGGGTTGGCGTAGCGGGCCTCTTCGAGGATTGGCCTCAGCCCCATTTTCTTGTCTTGTTCTTTGCCCCAGTCTTTGCTTCGGCCAACAGCTTCGGCGGCTTCTCGTTGACTCAACCCACCTAACCTTAAGACCTTGTACTTGTCTCTTTCATCCTGTGTTGCTCTGGGCGGCATGTATAACAAACTACCCCATTATTACTTACTGCACAATCTTGGCCTAACACTCCCCCCTACCCCCCCGCCCGAGGGGCCGACCCCGGTCAAACAAGCACAATGGTAGGTAGTGATTTGGATGAATAATGATGTACACAATCCACACTATGATTGTTTGGGCCCTTGTTCTCCTATGCCACAATGATAGATGTCACTATTCATAAGTAACTAAGGTATATATGCAGTAAATGGTGACATCGTGCCCTTATATCCTCTTATCTATGTCCACAACCATAGCTCTAGCTGGTTGAACAATACCCTTCCGGAGAGGTGTCGCAGTGATGTGACTCCCCCCGACTCTACGACGGTGTGTTGGTGAGGCGAGTTGCAAGGGTGTGAAGATGCTGGTAGTATGGGTCGGGTTTGATATGAGTTAGGTTAAGGGCTATGGAATGTTGATGTGCAAGGCCGGCACAATAAATGAGGCCCCGAGCAGCTTGACAATTGGATAGGGAACAAGGCAAGGCCCCGAGGATGACTTGGCGCTAGTTGCACCCCTATCTATCATCCACCCTTTCCCAAAGGATGAAACAGTGATGCCCAATCACCTCTGCCTAGTGATAGGTGGAGAGGGTTGGGCTAGCTGTAGTTGTAGGAGTGACTCGCCTACAGCCTGAAGATTCAGAGTCAAGGGAAAGGATGAGACAATGTGTGACTACAAGGCAACTGAGCACAGGATGCTTAAGAACGATGTCCGGCGCATCGCCCAGGACATCGTTTGGCAGAACCTGTCAGCTGCTGACGAAGATGCGGAAGCGATCGTCAGTGCAACACTGACCAACACCCAATACGCACCGTTTGGCGATGACCGTATGTATTGGCAGCCCGATAACTCGCACCGCTTTAACGACTTCTACGTTGTGAGCGATGCACAGTTCGTCCGTATCGTCGACGAAGTGAAGACAGTCTCTACCCGAGTCGCAAAGCTGCTCACGTTCAGGACAACTGAGGTGCTGGACGGGTACAGCGAAGGACAAGGGCTGTACGAGGATGCTTCCCGATGACGGGCGAGGTGCTGTTCCTCCTCATCACATTGGTTGCGGCACTAGTTGTCGTGGCCAGTGAAGCGGTCACAACCTGAGTTAGACAGGTTGGACTGTCACCTAGCTACCAACGTCGCTAGTTAGGTGGCAGTCATGCCTTGCTAACCAAAGTGAGGTGTAAGGGGAAAGGATGAGATTATGGACATGATGTGCCCTAAGTGTGGAGAGCCGTGGGATAACGACTCCCTACACGAGGAAGCCTCAGAGTCGCACCGCACGTATAGGGATGTGTCCCGAGACTTTCAAGTCAGAGGATGCGAGGCCCTAACAACGTTCGGTGTGAGCCACAACCCTGACACAACCGCTTCACCTGTCATCGCCGCTCTCTATGACCTACTCGGAGACGACACGGACGGAACGATGTCAGAGTTAGAGGATGCTGAACGGTGGGGACTCCTATGAGTGTGTACACGGCTACCTACCAACATAAAGACATCGATGGTGTGAAACTGACAATCACAGTCGAGCAGAACACCCAGGGATGGACAGCTAGCGAGGTGAGCATGTTCCTTGCCGGCAAAGCCTCAGAGGCGCTCACAACGCTCTCTAGCGACGATTGGGCCGACAGCTGGACACTGGACAGTTTCGGTCAGGACGTCGCTTAGAACGCCACACAGCACGTCATACAGAACACACACATCTAGTAGCTAGTTAGAAGCGCTCACTCTCATGATTGGGAGTGAGCGCTTCCTAGTGGTTACTAGACGGGTAGCCACTATGGGAAAGGATGAAACCATGTCGATTACGACAGAGCAGGTTAAGCACCTTATCGACTCTGTGGCGTATAAGCCCGATTGGTCGTTTAGGATGAGGGACTCAAGCTACTCCACTGCCTACTGTCAGGTTGTGTACAACACTCGGGAAACCGATCCGTGGAACGCTCCGGACTATGCAGAGCATCGGGACCCGTTTACCCGGGAGTTCACGATTGACTGCGACCGTTGCGAGACTGAGGTTGAGGTGTGTCGCATCCTCCTAGAGGAAGCGCTTAGCTTTGAGGTTGAGCTACTGGGTCATGAGGCCCGGGAGTTCTTTAGGGTGAAGCACCTGCCTACTTGGGAGAACCCTACGGAGTCGTGGGATGCACCGTTCCATCCTCATCACTACTACGGTCAAGAGGGGCATCGTATGGGCAACGGTGCTCACAACTGGGATGCGACCTCGCATCGCCAGAAGGAAGAGAACGAGAACCTTACATATCTCTAGTTAGTTGGCATTCGGCAGTGTCCTAGTGTGAGAGCTAGGGCACTGTCCCGATAGCAACTAGCTATCAAAGGGAAAGGATGACAGACATGACACTCATCAACCATGATGACGACTTCACCTCTGCGGGTATGAACGCTGAGGATGCACCGTTTAGCATCCTCGTGGCGGTCGTGTATGACACTGATGCTAACGAGTTCTACAGCATCCCTGTGGAGAGCATCCTCCGTGACAACCCTGTCGATACTGATTTCGGGGAGGATGAGGAGACTAGTGAAGTCGACACTCAGGGGCATTGCTAGTTGGGGACATCTTCACCCTAGAACAGCCAGGGAACCCATAGACCTAGCTACATACTTAGAACGAGAGGCTAGGTCACGGGTGGTAGACAACGATCGTCTCACACCTGAATGGAAACGTTGGTATGACAGGGTGAGAGAGTCTCCCAAGTATCAACCCAAGTCATAAGACATTGAAACCCCTAGTCCACATCGGGCTAGGGGTTTCTTTGTGTCTGACCTCAGATAATCATTCTCTCTGAGCCGCCGGACCCCCCGTATGGCACATCGGAGCGACCGGCCCCCCGAGAGCCGCCATCGGTGCCATTCCGGCCCGTAGCAGCTACGATTAGGGACTTGTGCCTAGCCTGTCGGATGCTGAGATGAAGAGAGAGAGACTATTGATGTCACTCTCTCTAATCCAGGCTGAGCTAGTTCCTCTGCAGAAGCGGACCGACACGCTAATCCTTGAGCGTAAGAGCATCCTAAGGTCATTGCATGATCTAGGGATGATCCCTCAAGACATCCGGGCGCTAACGGGCATACCCCTGTCCACTATCTATGCAATCAGCGGTCGCCCATTGGACCCGGAGGAAGAGAGGAAGAGAGGATGATGAAACCGACTGCTGGTCCTGGGCTGAGGGACACGGGCGAGTTTATAGCGATAAGCGTGGCAAATGAGGTTGAGCAAGTTAGGGGACAGGAGGATAAGCAAAGAATCAAAGAGTTGGAAGCCACAATATTAGACATGGTTGACAGAATACACAGCACATACCACACCCCCAAAGGGGTCGCTAAACGGCCCTGGCAAGCTTGTCACCGCACTAGTTGTAGGTTGGCATATGAGATATTGAAAGAGGGAGGTAATGGGCAGGAAGTACAAGGGGGTTCATAGAGGCAGAAACAAGAAAGAAAGGCTAGCTCGCAGGGATGGCTTAAGGTGCTACTTATGTGGAGACGATACCTTGACCCTAGATGAGTTGAGGGTTGAACATAAGGTGCCTCACTCAAGAGGTGGGGGAGACAATATGCACAACCTAGGGCTAGCCTGTAGACCATGTGATGTAGAGAAAGGGGACATGACAGCCAGTGAATATTGGGAGTACTTACAGCTAAGGCCCAGTAGAGGAATAACCGGGAGTAAGAAAGAGAGGCACCGGATAAGAGAAAGTGTTAAGGGTGAGGGTAAGGGGCCTCTGATGTATGGGCTAGATGCATACTGGCCTAGACCCCCAGCCGAAGTGGAAGAGGAAGAATTAGAGGAAGAATTAGAGGAAGGAAGTGGATAGCTGTGGCATTCACAGGAACCATAATAGTAGATGACAGGACAAAGGTTAGCTTAGGCACAGTGACAGCCAGGTACCCGACAATCATCATGGATAACTGGCTTCTCACAATCACAGTCTCTGACCCTCAGAAAGCCCGCAAGCTTGCCAAGCTGTTGAATGAGGCAGCAGACAGGCGACAGGAGCTAATCGATATGAAGGTGAAAGACTCGGTGAAGGATACGGTAAAGGGGAAGACCTAATGGTACTCATGTATGCGATAGGTGGTGCAATGCTGGTCATAGTCATCATGTGGCTAGTCATCAACACCATCATCTACACAAGTCACTGGTACTACAAGATCACAGGAAGACACCCACTCAGGAAGAGGCAGGCAATTGGACAGAGTCACTAAGGCTAAGAGGAAGCTGCAGAGAAGAGTTAAGGGGCATGAGGAAGCGATCAAGGACCCTAAGAAAGCTAGGAGCTAAACAAAGCCCGGGTCCAACAGCAGCCGACAGAGAGGTTAACCCTATGGCATTAGAGGAAGTCATCGGCGCAGTAGAGAGCAATCGCCACTACTGCAAGGTACAGAAGGTGTATGGCTCAGAGGGTGGCGCACAGCGATGGCGGGCCGTATGCTTGATGTGGAAGTGCCGATATCAAGGTCATGCTAAGACATGGTTTGATGCTAAGGCAGATGCTGACGCACATGAGAAAGAGCGTCAGTCTTAGGTCATAAGCAATAACGAAGGCCCCAACCCTAGAGCAGCCAGTGTGGTGACGTGGCACACAGCGCTAATAGGGTTGGGGCCTCTGCCTTGAATCCTACCCTCGCCGCCCCCGAGCTCACAGAAGGGCTGCATTGCCCCCGGCTTTCTGTCTTGCTAGGGTGACGGCAGGCCCTTGAGACAGATAGCGGGTTATGAAGAGATAAATACGTACCCCGGTTTCTGTCTCGGGCTATGACCGTGCTTAATGCATCCGTGGAGCAATCCTCTAAGCAACGGGGGAAGTGTGCCCGTAAGCTGTGACAAGCTGGGTTTACGACTATGGGGCCGTGCCGATGACGGAGTGTATCTAGACGTGCATCTTAGGTGTATGAAGCCCACCTGTGAGATTTGCTGGCTCCCTCTGCATAACCTGAGGATTAAAGCTACTAGGTTCCAGTTGCAGAAGGTAGGCATCCAGAAGGTATGGATAGGACTAGTCACAGAGAAAGAACGATCTACAGTCAGGACTTGTAAGCAGAGGCTCAAGGATGGCACAGGACCTATACCTATGACCATGCTTACAACCTACGTTAACTATGATAGGGCAGGTCTACTCGCTACCGTTAATCTTCTCCCCTCAAGTGACACACTCACCGAGCTACCACTTAACGAAGCTCTAGCTCTCTATCATGGTTGGGGGAAAGAGTACCGACCTAAGCGAGTCAGTGCGGATTGGTCACTCAAGCTTAAGACACAGTTCCTAGGCAAGTTCGCAGCCTCACGACAAGAGATAAAGCAGGTGTGGGAGCTACTGGATAAGCGATACGGGTACAAGCCAGGAAGTGTCTACGAAGATGAGACATCGTTTGAACGTAGAGCATACGCAGCGCTAGATGATGTGAGGGAAGCTAAGAGGCAGGATAAAGGGTATCCCTGATAGGTCAATCCGGGTCTAAATCCGGGTATTAAGTACAGACATAGTAAGGCAGTACGCCTACACATCTAGGGGTAGAGGGTGTAGGTGATGTGGTAAGCAAATGTCTAAGCCTTGTATCTGATGACCAGGTGAGAGGCTTTAGGGCAGAATGGGGCGAGATGCACAGATGGCCAGTAAGCACTGACCCCCGCACCCCCCTGTACATCCCCCCGAGGTCGCCAGTACACCCCCCTCTCCCCCTGCTCCGTGACCCCCGTCTACCACCCGCACCCGCAGGTCAGAACCCCTGCCTTGAATCGCCGGGAGAATTAAGTTGTCTAACCAAACCTTCTCCGCTACACTGCTTAGTACGCAGCTAAGGCGGCACGAACGCCACGGCTTTGACAACAGAATAGGGTCATCGCAGGCACATCACCTGAAAGGGTTATGACCATGCCTGCACTAATCGCTGTAAGTGACGGAAACGCTCTCATGGCGGCCAATGTGACCAGGGGACACCCCTGGCATCGGCTTGGCAAGCAACTCACTACGGATATGACGATCGCCGAGGCTCTTAAAGAGTCAGGTTCGGATGACGTAGTAGTGCCTGCCACCTTGTACACCCGGAATGATGACGGGACATACGAGGAAGTTGCCGATTATATGGCTGCTAAGAGTGACAAGTACGGGACGTTGGGGGTTCACTCCCCCGGGTTCAACATTAAGCAGCGCTCTGAGATTCTTGAGATGGCGTATGACTTCACCGGGCTTGATCCCGACGGAGCACATATCGACACCATCGGGAATATTGGAGATGGTGATAGCGACAAGCCTAAGAAATTCTTCGCTTACATTAGAGTTCCGGACTTGGTAATCGATCCAAGTGGTATTGCGGATACGATCGAGCGAGGGCTATTCGTTGCCACTAGCTTTAACGGAACCCTTCCGAACATCATGGGTTACAGCAACATCCGAGTTGTCTGCAGCAACACCCTCTCTATGGCTATGAGTACTGCTAGCCAGGTAGTCAAGGCGAAGCACACTCGCAACGCTGACGAGAGAATGCAGCAGATGGCCGTTGCAATGCAGTACATCGGTGCTGTTGAGCAGGAAACTGTTGCTAACGCTGAGAAGATGCTCAGGGTTGACGGTGATAAGGCGATCGATACGTTGCTTGATCACTTCTACCCGATCAAGGACATTAAGTTGTCCGATGTGGCTAAGACTCGGCGCTCTCGTGAGAGAGGTGATGTGAGGCTCCTGTACAACGGGACCGGCAACTTGAATGTCGACAAGGCTGGTGCTACTGGCTGGGCCGCATACAACGCTTTGGTTGAGTATGTGGACCATGCGAGCGGCGTCAAGGTTGGCAAGCAGACTGATAAGGCTGGTCTGCAACGGGCACAGAGATCCGTTATGCCATCCAAGTTTGTCGATATGAAGGTGACGGCCAGCAAGATCGTTATGGAGATGGCCGATGCTTAACAACTACAACCGTTCCACCGATGTCTTTAGAGGGAACGAGGACCCCTTCCCTAGCGAGGAAGCTGCGGACCTGTACGCTAGTAATGCAGGGTTCACAGTGAGCGTAAGGAACGGGATTCACACTGCTAGCCGCTCCGATATGGAGACTGTGTTTACCTTAGAGGCAGTCTCCGGCAAGGCTAGGAGAAGTAGTAAGACAATGTGGGCTTGGGTTCGTCCCGGGTTCGCTGCACAGTACAAGTCAAGGTAGTAGAAGGTAACCACCTAGTGCCTGCGCCTGACCCTATTAGTGACGTAACGCAAAGCGCCCCGTCTAGTGGGATATTCTCACCGGACGGGGCGCTTTGGTGTGTGTTTAGGAGAGGCAGCTTGCACTGTGTGAACGAGTGGTGCCTAAACCCTAACCATAGAGGTGTGAGTAAGGCTTATGAGATGTCAGATCAAGGATGGCAAGGCGAGGGTCGGGCTCAAGATTATAAAGGTCCACGTGCAGACGACTGAGTATTGGGATGAACTTAATGGAACCTGGCACGAACAACTCCGAGGATGGTGTGTCAAGAGATACCTTGCCATCCGAGAGCTATCACCATACCGACAGCTACAAAGACTTCACAATGGCAGGTATAGGGGATTCCTTAGACATTACGGGGGAACCCTTACACGTCCGAGCCGCTTTCCTCTACCTTAGCGGGTTGCCTTATCAACAGTGGGCGTACTGGCATATTGGTCAGCCCGATCGTAGATTGTTGGCAGCACGATGGTTAGCCGAACAGTTTGACGCTATAGATGCGATACTGAGGAGAGAGACGGTATGAGTGTGGTATAGAGATGATTAGTGCTTAGATGCCCGGCGACCCCGCTTTGTCGTCTCCCACGAGACGGTCCGCAAGTGGGTTGAGCGGGCTGTCAATGGGTCTGACCAGGCCCAATCCGGTTTATCCATAAGAGATACTGAACTAGGTTCGGTAGACGGGTATGCACAAATCGGATTAGGGCAGGTCAGAGGGGTTGACAGCGCGCTCGATCGAACCGGGTTGCGAGGTGTTGCGGAGAGGTGTAACGTGGTTGGTACCCGGCAAACCCTCGTTGGGGTCTAGGCTCTAATGGGGACACCGGCAAACTTGATCGTCGTTGCTTAACCTCATCCTTTCCCACGGGCTTACGACTTTGGACACGGTCATAAGCGAGGCGAGGGCGACTGACGATCTATAAGAGGGAGCGGATGATGGGCCTTTCATCATCCGCTCCCTCTGTCCATTCCCCGTGGGTTATGGAAGGAACAGTGACGTGACAAAGATGAGAAAGATTGAGTTAAAGGGTAAGGTCTACGGATCAACCCGACAGATCGTTGAGGCACTCGCATGGGCTACTAACCGGCGAGGTCGTATCACGTGGAAGAGTGATAGTAACGTCGTAGAGCTTATCGTTAGGTACTTTGACGACCATAAGGTATCGCTAAGGTCCGACACTCTGCATGGCGTTAACCATCAGGTTCGCAATGTCATCAAGCGACTGGTCAAGGAAGGCTATGCGGACGTCGCACAAGCCAAGCCCGGAGCCAGCTACACCATGTTCAAGTTCAAGGATGACGTGGACATCACTGGCTACACCCCCATGTTTACTGACAGCGAGGGAAGGGTGGAGAGCAGAGTGGAGAGGAGAGAGGTAGTGGTGGGTAACGACAACCCTGCCCATGTCATCACCGCTGGGCCTATTGATATCCCTCTCCCTCCCGCACCTAAGCCTGCACGGTATCTTGAGGATGATGTGAACAAGGCTCTCGATACCTGGGCTGAAAGAGATGCTGAGGGTTA